AAATACAACTATATCAGTGGTAAACAGATCACGGACCATGAAACAGGAAAAAGAGTTTATGAGGTAAATAATTATAGACTTCCTAGTGTGACTACGATATTAGGAGCCACCAAAAATCAAGAATTTTTAAAAGAATGGAAGGCTAAAGTCGGTGAACAAGAAGCGGACAGAATCAAGAATGTATCTAGTGCACGGGGCACCAGTATGCATAAATTCCTCGAGTCTTATGTCACGGGCGTTGGTTACGATGATCTTACAGAACTCGGACGCCAGGCGAAGCCCATGGCCAATAAAATTATGGAGATTGGTCTTGCGCCAGTTGAAGAGTATTATGGTTCCGAAGTTACGTTACACTACCCGGGTTTATACGCAGGTCAAACAGACCTTGTATGTTTACACAACGATCTTGAAACTATTGTTGACTTCAAGCAGGCCAACCGTCCGAAGAAGAAAGAATGGATCGAAGATTATTATCTGCAGATCGCAGCGTACGCCATGGCCCACGATTACGTCTACCAATCTAAGATTAGGCAAGGAGTTATCATGGTTTGCACGCCTGACTTATATTACCAAGAATTTAGGATCACGGACCACGAACTTAGGACCTGGAAACATAAGTTTCTAAAACGACTTAATATGTATTACGAGTTAATGCATGATGAGAAAGAAAGAACAACACCAATGAAAGAGGAGGACTTTTACAATGGAACGTGAAATAAATGGATTTTATTATGATGGTGAAAAGTCATGGACATTATACATAGATGAAGATGGCGAAATTGTAATGAAAGAAGATGAAAAGGAGAATGACGATGAATGAAAGTATGATTCACACTTTACAAATTAGATACGAAGCAGAGATCAAAGATGCTAAATATAAAATTAATGCTGCTTTGGAAAACAACATGGTGATTCCAGAACATATGGACATCACAGGCGAGATAGATAAGCTGATATGTAAGATATCATCTGCTGAAGATAAGTTGGCAGTATTGCGTCGACATTATGTTCAAAATAAGGCAGACAAAGAAATACTATAGGATAATGAAGTATCGATTGGGTGTCGATTGGGTGTCGAAGGGTATCGAATTCGACACCTAGTTTAGAATGATTATAAAAAAACTGCGACAGAAGTATACAATTATGGCAAGAATAAGGCAAAAAGTCGACACTTGCGACACCCTTGCGACACCCTTGCGACGGGGGGGGTGTCGACGCTACTATTCATATGTACCAATGGTTATAGCTCAATTTAGACCATTTGCGACACCTCTCAACTTTTTTTTATTTTTAGCGCAACAAAAAAATAAATTGTCATTTAGGTGTCGAAAGAGTAAAACTGAGTATGCCTAGGAAATCCAGACGTATAAATAGTTACACTAAACCAAAGACTGTGAAGCAGTCTGTTAAGTTTCCATACAAACGTGTGCGTATCGATTGGATTGATATTATCACAGAGGGTGGTTGGGGTAATGAGAAAGAATTTAAAAATATGAAGTTAGCTACACCTGTAAGTGAAGGTTGGTTATTTAGTAAAGATAGTGAAACTGTAAGAATCTTTGCAGGTTATGATGTTGAAGAAGATGGCTCTATTCACTTTTCGGAACGATCGGTTTTTCCAACTTCTTGTGTGAAGAAGATAACTCGGATTCATTAGGTGTTACATCAATTATCTGCGCGTAGTCGTCTAAAATCTGTTTCATCTTTGCTTCTAATTCTTGTTCTGATAGGTCCTCTAGTTTTCCTGTTTTTATTATCTTCCTATCTATGTATAGTCCTGCTGCTTTTCCTCTGTTTGCTTCCGCGTTCACTGCAGAAGAGAACGATCCTTTTTTTAAGGCAGCTTCACGTAGCCTAGCAAGTTCTGCAACATGACCTTCATAAGTGACTTCATGTTTTCTAAGTCTCTCTTCTTTTAGTTGACCAATATATTTTACAACAAGTGGTGATAACTTTGGATTACAAAGTTCTGATCCTTCTTGTCTTGCACGTTTAGGACTATAGCCAGCAGCAAGTGCTGCTTCTGATTGAGTCATAGGTCCTTCAGCTCCACCGAATACTAAAAATTCTGCGAATCTTTGTTGCATTTCTGTTAATCTTTTTGGTACACCCATATTGACAATTTAAGGTAACATTGTTATAAAGTCAAGATATGAAAGATGACAGGGGAGATTTAGATTTAACTAAACAAATAGATAATTTAAAACAACAAGTCGAAGGTCTTAAAATTTTAATAGATTTATACAAAAGACAATTGTGGGAACAACGTTTGTTAAGTTCACAATTAGAATCTTCTAATAACTTGTTGCAAGGATATAAAAAAGTGATACAGCAATTAACAGACAAGTTAAAACAAAAAGAGTTATGAGAGTACAAGACTTGCAATTGTTTCTAAGTCAATTTACGAAAGGATCTGACGCAATTAAGAATGCACAAATCTACGTAGAAAGAGATGGAAAGTTGTATCAGATTAGAAGAATGGAAGTGCATGAGCACAATGTTCCAATCATTGGTCAGCCAGGTCATACTGCACATAGATTAGTGTTAAAAACAGTAAAACCTTCGAGTCTTATCTTGCCAGATAAACTGCAGAAGGACTATTAAATGAATGACGATGTTACCCCCAAAAACGCATGGCACCAGAGCGTAAATTATATCAAAAACTTAAAAAAAATATCACTACAATATCGTGGATCAGACTTGAAAATCTTAGCTTATCCGGTACTCCTGATCTATTGGGCTATAATAATTCTGGGCACTTTTTCACAGTAGAATTAAAAGTCACGAGAAGTAACAAAGTTCGTTTGTCACCTCATCAAATAGCGTTCCATGTACGCCATCCTAACAACTCATTTATCTTAGTAGAGTCCCTTGATCCGAGCACCATAAAACTTTTTCCAGGATCCATGGTCCAGGAGCTTGCCGCTTGCGGCTTGGCGCTTGAACCTTTGTGCTTGGGGCTTGATGCTTGCCGCTTGAGGTTCGAGGAGCTTGGTGCTTGAAGCTTGAGGCTGTTGGCCCGGACCAGGATGCACGCTCTCATTTTCCCCGTCGGGATTGATTAAGCTAATGACCTGATCCGATTTTATTCCACATGGGAATTCTTTAATGCTTTCCATAACTAACTGTCTTAATTGAGGCGTCCCAACATGCCCTGCAATCCTTGCATTCATTATTTTGTTTTGGAGCTGGACAACTGGCCCCTGAGTCAACGACCTCCGAAGAGTTAGGCCACGAAGCAGGCGCCCGCTGGTTCACCATGGGCGCACTAAATCGTATGACTAAATTGTTGGGCTTGTCTTGAAGATGGTCCTTAATCCATGCTTCTCTTGTAGGCATCCAATGCCTTTTGCTGGGCGTTGCCCTGCATACTTCATAAATTTTTTGTAAGTGGTCCAGATCCTGGACATCTCCTGAGTCATGCCATCTAAATACATCTGGCTTTTTACTGTTGATCAAGTGAGTCATTGCTTCAACCCATTGCGGTGACTTGATGGCGTGCAGCCTTCGATACTGTGCATCTTGCACAACCTTGAAGACGTAACAGCCTTTGAGCGCATAACAGTCATAACACACTGAGCCCTTAACCTGCTGGAGCTTCCCCCCTGTCTTGCATTCTTTGGCTGGTAAACCTATTGACCATCCAGGCATCTTTGAAGGCTTGGACAGCGAGCCGCCTATAATTTTTAATGCTTCATCTGTTTTCATATTTCTTTCTCCTATATTGTCCTATAACATTAAAACTCTTTCTTGTCAAGCTTGCGGCTTGACGCTTGCAGCTTGCGGCTTGTTGCTTATATCCATTGGCCTCGAGCCAGCGCCAGTGATTTATTAAAATCACTGGGCTCTCAATCCTTCTAGTCATTTTGTTGTTTTCTGTATGCAGCAGCTGCCTCTAGATCATTCTTCACTAGTCGAAGAATCTCTTCCAGAGCGTTCCTTATACCACGAAGCTCTGTTACTTCTCCCGTTCTATAATTAGCTCTTTTTTCTAAAGCGTCTGCTATTCTTTTTAATTGTTCATTGTCCATAATTATTCCTTTCTAAATACATCCTACAATATCCTTCACCAACTGTCAAGCGTTGCTTGCCGCTTGAAGCTTTTTGTTTTTTTATTTTTTCATATAACCGGCCGCGTTTCCTGATCAGGGAACTCAACGCCTGCCGGTCCTAGTACATAGTCGCTACCCTCTCGGGTCACAGCTAACGTCCAGGGAAATGCCAAAGGCAAGATATGTACGCCGTCTCTAGGTCTAATCCCAGGTCCAACCAGCGTAGATTATCTACTCATCATTTTACGAGTTGGACCAGGGATCAGTTCTAGTTGTTGGTAAGATGAAGCGTTGCTTATATTACTTCACAACCAGAAGTTGTCCCGATTTTATAGTTTATAAGCTCGATAAAATCTAATGAGGAGCTATCTCCTATATAATACTTGACAATCCTTTTGTCAAGTGTATATTTCAAATCATGCAAAATAAAATAAATAACCAAGAAAGAGGAAACATGACTAGAGTACGAATGAATACAGAGTTAAGAAACAAACTCTTTAATAAAATAAAAGATGTCTTTGAAAATGAGGACACACAAGAAAAAGAAGAATATCTTTTAGCAAGAGAAGAAGTTGACAATCAATATGGTATTGCGTCAACACTTGCAAAAGAAGTTGTTGAGAGGTCTTATCCTGTTGATGATGTTGCAACACTTAGAACTTTCAAAAGAAAGTATGGTCAACCTTGTGATGTTGTTGCAAAAGATAAATGTTTTTACTTTGCACATTCGGAAGATGTTGATGAAGACGGCAAAGAAATGGAAACTAAATCACACTTTGATTTTGGTTTGTTTGGCAATCTAAATGGTAGTGAGTATTCAAGTGAAGAGGGCAAAAAGTTTGCAGTTGCATACTACCGAGAAGAACTAAAAGCACAAGATTGCAACCCAGATATCTTTGCACAACAAGACGCAAACAAAGACAATCCACATAAGACAAAGCATGTTGAAGAATGTATGAAAGCATTAGGATATACTAACTATCATAATGATGACAATACAGGTATGGCAAAAGAATTTAATGCGCCATACTATCTTGATGTTATTGGAACATCTTATTGCAGATCAAGAGCAATAGCTTGTACTAAAGATGAGTACAAAACATTTGAAACTTGGAGAATTGCAAAAGCAAATCTAGTTGTTAAACATCAACAATGGATTGATACAATTCAAAAACAATGCGATCAATTAAAAATTGGATTGAAAGCATACAGGTATCTAAGTGAGGGTATTGAACTTGCAACAGAACTTGGAATTAAACTTGATGAGGCAGAACTAATTAGAACTAACTCAACAGGTCTTACAATCTACAATCCTAGTAATCTAGCAAGTATGATTAAAGGAATGAAGAATAAGCATCAATCAAGAGAGCAAAAGATATTGGCTAGAAAACAATATGAAGAAAGTCTAAATTAGACTATTGACAAATTAGGGAGTTTCCTATAAACTCCCTAATTAGAAAGAGAGAAATAAATATGACTAAAACATTTTACATAACTTACTGGGCTAACAAGCACAAAAAACACATAACAAGACAAGGCAAACATGATGATAAATCTAGATATGGAGTTGCTAAAAATGGAACTGCTTATTATGTTTATTATGATTTAGATGCTCATGGATACAGGACTGCAAGTGGCAGTTGGAAAGTGAGGCACTAATGCCAAACAAACATTTTTGTCAGGGACCATTTTGTCACGAGAGAACTACACAAGATAGATTTTTAAAATCTCGTGGTGTAATTAGAGGCAGATATGCAATGTGTGATAAAGACAAAGAAAGTTATTGTGAACGAAGTAAATATTTTTGTAGTACTAATTGCGAGAGTCTTTGGTTAGATGAACATATGCAACACATTGAACAAGGTCGACCGATTGAGTTTATTAGACATAGACGTGAAACAGGTGGCTATGAGAAAGTAAAGAACGACAATCATTGGGGCATAGGTTATTCTATTCAAAGGGTTGACAACAGGACCGAAGTAGACTAGGATAATCCTATATGACTACTAGAAATATGAAAGCAACAAACCCCTACTCTGGTGAGTCTGCAATGTTAACTAAGGAAGAGTTTGCACTCTATCATTTAATTAAACATGCAGAAGAAACAGAGCAGTATGATGCCATGCAAAAAGGTCTGGACATGTTCAGTAGAAAGAACCCAGGCGCTTACATGGTCTTACTAGATTAACTCTCTTACCCCTGGCGGAAATGGACATTGCCAGCCGCCAGGGGTCCCTAACCAATCCCAAACATCGCTAATTGCTTAGACCCTATTACCCCTTTTATGTAAAAGGGGTCCCACTACTCTAGGTTGTATAGCTTGATTTACAGAGTTTTAGCTGGTAAAAACATGTTGAACATCTTAAATGTGATGCAAAAAATTTTTTAAAAATTTTTATGGAATTGAATAATATAGATATAAGTAAACTACCTGCAGACGTCCGTAGGAAATTTAAACAGCTGCAAGTAATGCATGCTGAAAAAAAGATACAGAACAAAGCTAAAGATGACTTCTTATCCTTTGTCAAATGTATGTGGCCCGATTTTATAGAAGGCTCTCATCATAGACACATTGCAAAAAAATTTAATCAACTTGCAACGGGTGAAATAAATCGTTTAATAGTTAACATGCCACCAAGGCATACAAAATCTGAATTTGCATCTTATCTTCTGCCAGCGTGGATGGTGGGCCGTGATCCAAAACTCAAGATCATTCAAGCAACGCACACAGGAGAGTTAGCTG